ATTAACTCCATTGGTGCTTATACAACTTCACATCTACACGATATTCATTATATTGAACGTAAAGTATGGATTGATACTGAATTAGGTGTATTAGGTGACGGTTCACAATCAGCCCCATTTAACAATTTAACAGCCGGTATTGATTTCGCAGAGACTGAAGGGGTAAACACGCTCGTTATTAGAGCTGATATTACGTTAGATCGGCAGCTTAAAAACTTCACTATTGAAGGTAGCGGAACACCCACTATTGACTGTAATGGGCAAAACCTTAATAAATCAAGATTCTCACAGTGTAAAATGGAAGGTACGTACACAGGTATCATCACGGTACAGGAATCTGTTTTACTTAATAATTTTGAGCTCAATGGCTACTTTGAGAAATGTAGCTTAAATGGTGACTTGACTTGTATTGATGGCTCGGACGTATTATTAACACAATGTATATCAGGTATTCCCGGTTTAGGCCGTCCGACTATCAGTATGAATGCAGGCGGTACAACTCAATTAAGCGTTCGTAAGAATGGCGGCGGCTTAACGATTAAAGACTGTAATAATGTATCAGATGCCGTGACGGTTGAAGTATCTGAAGGGGCCCTAACATTTGATGCTTCCTGTACTAACGGGTCAATGGTTGCTCGCGGAATGTGTAAATTTGTCAACGCTTCGAACGGAGCCACAGTAACCGATGAAACAGGTAACCCGGCTAATGTTAATATTAATAACAAGATTTTACTCAACCGAACTGAAACTGACCCTGTCGCTGGAACAATTACCGTATACGATGACGATGGTATAACTGTCTTGTTTACCGCAAACATATGGGAAAATGTGGCAGGTACTACACCGTACGCTGGAAATGCGGTTAATCGCCGAGATGCATTAACATGACAATAGCGACTGCAGGACTGGGTCCATCGAACACTTTAGTTACCCGGGGCCTTGGCGCTTATCAAGTAATCATCATCCCAGTAGATGGTTCAGATACTGGAGCAGGCGGCTCGAAACCACAGTTTTACGTAGCTCCTCGTCGGATCTGGGTAAGGACTCGGGCTGGTGAACCGACGCTGAGACTGGCCGATATTGAACCTAAAGTGATAGAGCAAGCGCTCGAAAGTGTCACTGAAATGATTATCGATGGTGAGCCCTACTTGGTAACCGGTGGAATTGAGCCGACGTCCAAAGAAGCGTTGGCTATGATACCAAAGCTTGAGCTGGATCTTAAAGTTAGGCGTGTCCAATACGAGCTAGGTGTCACCAAGAAACAAGCAATTAAGGCCCTCGAAGCCCGAGCAGCAAAAGAAATTACAGCAGCCCGTGAGTTTAGGATGGAGCTGGTAAAAGATGAAGAAGAATTTATTTTAATCATAATCATGAGTGAGGTGTAGAGAGACATGATTCAAGCAGACAAACGAGTAATGCAGGCATTTGTTTCCCCTGAAGGGCAGATAATCCGCGACTTCCTGACAAAATGTTACGAAGCCAAAGCCGAAGAATTAATGCTGGCCATCGATGAGGTGCCAATGTTCCGGGCTCAGGGTGCAGGGAATGAATTAAAAGAAGTCGTAACCCTTGCCAACAATAGCCATAACATACTACACTCAACATAAGTTTATTTAATATGCCTATAAAACCGATTTATCGCTTATAGGTTTAACAGCAAATCCCAGACCATGGCGCGAAAGCCCACCATAGATGGCTTGCAAAAAGAGAGGAAGATAATGAGAACCCGAACACCTAAGTCAGTGAAAAACCAAGCGAAGGAAGCAGAAAGCCTTCAAAACGCACTCAACCAACCACCGGCTGATGCCAGTCTGGAAGATGCGAACCCAGTAGTAGTGGAACAAGCAGCTGAAGTAGTTGCTTTAAAAGAAGACGAGAATTTAGACCCTAATCTTGATCCTCCAAAGACTAGCGCAGAGCTGTCAACGGACCAAGGTTCAGATTGGGAGAAGCGGTTCAAAGGTATGAAAAACCTTTACGACCGGGAAGTTCCTAAACTACGTGGTCAATTGGACGAAGCGTACACCAAGATCAATGGCTTTCAGTCAGAGATTGATGATGTTAAACAGCTACTCCAAGAAGCAGAGCAAAAGCCTGCAGAGTTAGCACCGGCCAGCCTTGAGTTGTCCGATGAAGAGCGTGAACAGTACGGTGAAGGCTGGATCGAAATGATGCAGAAAATATCCGGACAAGGTTCCTCTGAGCTAGCCAAGCAAGTTGTTGATTTGCAAAAAGAAATATCTTCACTGAAACAGGGGCAGAATGATATCCAGAAGACGGTGCAGATTAATACTGCACATGACTTCACAACTGAACTGGCTCGCGTTGTAAAAGATGCTACCGGGAAGGACTGGAAGGATATCAATAAAGACAGCGAGTTCCACGCTTTCTTGTCAGAAACAGTACCGTACACTAATAATGAACGGCAACATTTCTTGATGAAAGCTAAGGATAATCTTGATGTCTCAACTGCCGCGCAATTCTTTATTGATTTTGCAGGTTCATTATCTTCCGAAAATGTCTCGCTGAAGAAGCCAAGTGCTAACAGCGTGCCGGATGAGTTACTGCAGCCAGAGAACGCGGGCAATGGTGGCTTACCCCCGATAAAAGAATCAAAGGTTTATGTCTCAAGTGAGATTGACCAATTTTATCGGGACAAGCGCGAAGGAAAGTATAAAGGCAAAGAATCTGAAGCGAGAGAAATTGAATCAGATATTCTCTTAGCAGGTCGTGAAGGCCGTATTGTCGAAAAACGACGTTACGTCTCAGCCTAAAAAACTAAAGAATATCTCTTTATGGAGATACTCAAATGGCAGGTCCAACTCGTTCGTCCGGTTATACAGACATTTCGTCTACAAGTACCGGTAAATTTATCCCCCAGATTTGGTCTGGGAAATTAGTAGAGAAATTCTACGACGCAACAGTTTTCGGTGAGATCGCTAACACTGATTATGAAGGCGAAATTAAAAACATGGGTGATTCAGTACAAATCCGTACTACACCTACATTGACTATCCGCGATTACGAAATTGGCGGCTCATTGAATTACGAGCAACCAACTAATCCAGCGGTTGAATTACAGATCAACAAAGGCAAGTACTTTGCGTTTGAAGTTGATGATGTAGACGAATACCAAGCAGACATCGATATCATGGATGACTGGGCTGGTGACGGTGGTGAGCAGATGAAGATCGCTGTTGACACTGACATGTTAGCTAACATCTATGGTGATATTGCTGCAGCTAATGCTGGCGCAACAGCTGGTCGTAAATCATCTAGTTACAACTTAGGTGTATCTGGTACATGGGTTTCATTAACCAAGGCTAATATCCTTGATTACTTAGTGGACCTTGGCTCTGTTCTTGATGAGCAGAATATTCCAGAGTCTGGCCGTTGGTTAGTATTACCAGCTTGGGCTTGTGGCATGATTAAGAAGTCTGACCTTAAAGATGCAAGTCTTGCAGGCGATGGCCAATCAATTATGCGTAATGGTCGCGTTGGTATGATTGACCGCTTCATGTTGTACATGAGTAATAACCTAGACGTAACAGTCGATGGTTCTACTAATGTAACTAACATTATGGCTGGCCATAAAGCTGGTTTAGCGTTTGCAGCGCAGATGACTAAGATGGAAACATTAGCGAATCCTAATAGCTTCGGCCAATTAGTTCGTGGTCTTAACATCTACGGCTACAAAGTGACTGAAGGTGCATACCTTGCTCACTTGTACGCAGCAAAAGGTTAAGCAGTATATGGGGTAGGTCTTCGGACTTACCCCTTTTTTTAAATCGAGAGGAGAGCTGAAATGGCACTACGAAATAATGATAAGATTACTTATGACACACCACCTAAATACTTGAAGCACCCGGTGTCAGGTCGAGAATTTATTGCGACTGAAGGGTTAATAAAGCGTGGCGATATGATAGCCATTGATAAATTAAGTTCAATGACTGATGACGTTGAAGACGTTACCGACATTGAGGAAGAAGAGATTAGCATAAAAGCATTTGATGTTAGTCGAGCAACAAAACAACAAATCGTTGATGAAGCGATGAAAGCATTTGGTGTTGAATTATCTATGGATGATACGGGTGCTGTGCTGAAAGCTTCATATAACCAACTTAAGGCTGATGTTAATGCAAGCAATAACTCTGATAACACAACTGGCAGCTGATTTTCAAGACGAAGATTACGACCAGATAACAAAATTAGAGTGGGCTGAATATCTTAATTCTGCTCAGAGACAGGTGGCATTAGTCCGTCCAGATGCTTCATTTTCTATTGAATCAATTTTACTTGTCTCAGGCACCAAGCAATCGCTTCCTTCGAATGGACTTCGTTTGCTTGATATTGTACGGAACATGGGGGTCGATGGCCTCATACCGGGTCGACCGGTAACCGCAACAGACCAAGCAACTATGGACCTGTATGACCGTAACTGGCATACCAAGACAGGCCAAACATCTATCAAAGCTTATATGCTTGATGAGCGCTCCCCAAAAGAATTCTATGTTACGCCACCGGTTGTCGTGGGTACGGCTGTATATGTTGAGGCCAAGATGTCGGTTCTCCCTACAGAGATTGCCGATCCTGATATTGATGCAATTGGCTTAGATGATATTTATGAAGGACCGATACGTCACTGGATGTTACACCGAGCCTATTCGAAAGAAACAGATTCACCGGGCAGTCAACAACAAGCCCGGATCCATTGGAACTGGTTCTTCCAGTCCCTTGGAATTAAAACCCAAACAGATAAAATGTACACGCCAAGCGTCGAAGTTAAGTCAGGAGTTCAATAATGGCAATGGTTGAATATGACCGATATCTCCCAGAGGTCCGTGGTGACGTTCAAGACTGCCCGGAAATTATCGTACTGAACGAGATTCGGAATACGATTATAGACTTCTGCCAAAAAACAACCGTGTGGCGTAAAGACTTAGATGCCATCGCCGTCGCTGCTACCGTATGCGAATATGATATTGATGTAGGTCAATTCGAAAAAGCTTCTGCTATAAACTGGGCTTATTTACTTAGCGCAGCGGGTGATGAGATTCAATTAACAGCCACCAGTGAAGATTCTTTGGATAATGGCTCAAGCCGTTCATCAAAATTATGGCGAACCAAGACAGGAACGCCAAGCCATATCTATCTTAAGGACCCCACAGTGATTCGTTTGGTGAACATCCCAACCGAAGCCTACACTTTGTATGCTGGGGTTATCGTTAAGCCGTCACGGGACTCCTACGAAGCACCTGATTATATCTACGAGAAATATCTTGAAGCAATTGCAGCTGGTGCCAAGGCAAGAATACTCGGCATGAAGTCGCGTCCATGGTACGCCCCAGAGGTGGCGATGATGGAAGAGTTGGACTATAAAGCTCGACGCAGCTCAGCACTAATCGACTCAACCAAGAGTCATACCCGAACATCTAAATCCGTTGAAATGAGACCACTCGCATGAGCATTCCACTAGTACAAGGTGATGATGGGCCAGATCTTAATCTGACCTTAAAAGATTCAATGTCAGGTAACCCCGGCGATCCAGATTCTTGGGCCGTGATTGATGTCTCTGATGCGAATACCGTTGTAACAATGAAGTTTCGGTTACGAAATACGACCACGGTGTTAGAAACATTAACGCTGACGAAGGTTAATGGTGGTACAAATGGTGAAGTTTTGCTCACTTGGAATGTGACATCATTGGATGTTGACCCGGGTGACTATGAAGGTGAACTTGAAATTGATGAGA